CCAGAAGGTAAACTATCCTTTGCGGCAAAGTCAGTTGTTTTAGTATAGTCAGTCATAGTTTATCCTTTAGTATGAACTACTAAGACGCCCAAGATGTGTGAGTGTGGATAGGGCTAAAGAAAGAAGAAGAAGGGGGCCATTAAGACCCCCTATGGTTTTTACTCGTCGCAAACTGCGAGAATAAACCCAGCTTCAGGTCTATAAGCTTGAACACCGTACAGCGTATCAGCCGTGTACAGAGTTGACAAGTATTCCTGCTTGTACTGAGTCTGTGAACGTACTGAAAGCTGCTCTGCGAGCACAAGAGCGTCCTTGTGGAAGAACATACAGCCGCGAGTGTCAGCTGAAGAAGCAGAGTTCTGAGCAGCTACTTCGATAACAGGACAGTTGGAAGAGACATAAACGTCTACACCGTACAGGTTACCAATGAGGCCAGATTCAACACCACGTCCACCTACGAAGTCAGAAGACACGTAGCGGTCAATACCCATGATTGACTTACGTACAGCAGGAGGAACTACGATTACTCGTCCGTCCATAGGTACGTTAGCGTCGTCCATAAGCTTGATGGCTTCACGGAAACCAAGATCCGTAAAGTTGTCGCCTGATGTTACAGTATCAACAGCGTAAGCTGCAAGGCCAGAAGAAGCATTGAAGTAGTAGCTGTTGCTGTTTACCCAGTCAGCACCAGTGTTAGCTGGAGACTGAGTACGCGTACCGTCACCAAAGCCAGTACCAGCGTTCATGAGGTCCGTGTCTACTTTGACAGCCAAAGCGTAACCAGCGTCTTCCGTGTAGAATTGACGCAAGCTGCTCAGAGCTTGTACTTCAACGATGTCCTCGATTAAACGTGAGTACTCGAAATGACGATCAATGTCAACAGTCAGTTCGCCTTCAGTGTTTGCAATGATCGTTACTGCAGTGTCAGCAGCCTTCGCATTTGCATCACCACGTACCGGCTTAGGGATATGGATCTTGTCGCCCTTCTTGCCTGACATAGCGAGTCGCTTGACAAGAGGAGCCATCTTGAGGTTCTTTTGGTAAGCAGCAATGATTTCATCCGACCAAATTTCGGGGATAAAAGTAGCTGCTTCTGTTTTTGCAGTATTACCCGCTGCAGCAGGATATGTAGCAGTAGCCATTAGTCACAATCTCCTTTAGATTATTTGACTCGACCCTCTGCGTATGCTTTTAAGATTTCTTCTGACAAAGCTTGATAACGCTCAGGGTCTGTTCTCATTAGTTTAATAATGTCGGCCCTGCGATACACTTTCCTACGGCTCCCTTCGGCACTGCCCTGTGTGCTGCCCGTGTTAGCTGCTTTCAGTTGCTGCTTCCGTTTGCTGTGCAATGTTCTTACGTTCTTTCCAGAGCGTGAACAATTCGTCAGCAGCTTCAGCGTTGTACTGTTGGTCAGCTTCTACGAACAACTGAGTCCTGATCTTTGAACCTTTGATCCATTCAGCAAACTTAGGGTCCTGCAGAATACTCTGCATGTCCGGATGTTTGCTGTTTAGCATCGCAAGAGACGTCTGCTTCTTGTATTGTGCAGTGTACTCTTGAGCTTCTCTGATCTTAGGATGATTCTCAATAGCACGATTGACAGCTGCTTGAGGATCCGTAAAGTAGTCTATATCGTCTTCAGGCTCAACGTATTGTTGAGGTGCTTGTTGTTGTGTCTGATTCTGAATGAAGTCGTCCACAACTTTACGAAGTTCTCCTACTTCTGACGATTGACGCCCAAGCAGCTTCTCAGCTTCCTGGTGCATCTGTACCACTTGCTCTAAAGTTTTGCCTTGGTACTTATCAGGTATTGTAGGTTGTTCTTCTTCTTGAGGTTGCTCAGCTTCTGTCTGCTGAATCTCGTCTACTTCGTTCTCAATGTTGTCTGCGTTTTCCTCTTCAGGGGGCAGATCTACCATTGTTGCTCTTGACATGATTAAACTCCGTGAACATTAGTCATTATGGAGGTTGGGTTTTTGGCCTGCCTTTTCGTGTTCTCTTACCCACCGCATGTGCCTACCAGGAAAGTCCCCAGTGTGCCCATCCAGGATAAAAGCCGGAGCAGACAACATTTTTGTACCTATGGCACCACAGTCGCACCTACTGACTTCGGTACCGCTACGTACAAATTGTTCAAAAGTGTGTCCTTTAGGACATCTAAAGTCATAAACCTTATACATCTTCTACAACTTCTTCGTTATCAGCTTCTGCTTGTTCTCTAGCTGCTGCAATAGTAGCCTCAAGATTAATTACAGTAGCAAAAGCTGCCACTTGGCCTTTACGAAAGTGTAGATCTTCTGCGTCTTTTACTGTCTGAATGTCAGCTAGACGCTGTGCATTAGTAGAAAGCTCTTGTACGAGTTGTTTGAAACCTTCGCTACCAAATAGTACGTTGTAGTTGTCGAAGTAAGCTTCAAGCTCAGTGTTCATAAGTTTCCTTTAGTTGTTACTACAGTTATAGTATAGCATATTTTTAGGCAAAAGTCAAGCTTTATTTCTTAGGCTTTTTCTTAAGTTTCTTAAGGTCTGCAGCAGTAATCTTTTTCCTGGGTGGTGCTACAGCTGCCAGCTTCTTCTGCTTTGGTGAGTATTTAGAGTAAGGCATCAGTAGCCCTTCTTAACTGGCTTCTTTTTCTTCTTTGGCTTTGGTTTAGTTCCTTTGTACATCATAGCTTTCTCCTTTGCTTTAGCTGAAAGTTCGTCTAAATGATACAACTTCTTAGACGTAGTAGTATGCTTAGCGCCACTGTGGACTGACCCATCAGGCATCTTGTGCATACCTCCTGTGTGCTTTGATCCATCTTTGAAGTAGTGTGGTACGCCTTTAGCCATTACTTTTTCTTCCCTTTGGCTGTCTTGGCTGCTTGTCTGAAGGCTTTTGCGCTGGGTGCACCTTTGGCACCCGGCTTACGCATCTTCTCCCCGCTACCTGCAGCAATTCGTTTGCGCTTAGCGTGTATATTTGCATAGAGTCCTTGTTTAGCCATTACCATTTCACCTTGTCTGCCCAGTACGCTGCTGACATCTTGCCTTTGCTAATATTTTTAGCATGGCGAGCCTTAAAAGATTTACGTCTGGCTTTCTCTTTATCTGTTTTCGGGTTTTTACCTGCACCGCTGACACCTTGTTGTCCAAAACGAATGGTTTTGATTTCGTCGCCTTCCTTAGCGACTACAACATGGCTTTTTGTCGGGTGATTAGGCGTCTTCTTGGGTTTGTTGAACCCGCTTACTCCCGCCCGTTTTAGACTTGGGTGTTTCTCTGTCATTGCATAGGTCCTCTACCTTGCGTTCCAGTTCCTCCAAACGGAGCCACTTGGGGTCTAGGTGTGCTTCTATTTGTTTCAGGAGAACTGTTAGTTCTTTATCCGTTAGCATGTCTTTCCTCGTTTAGTTAGTTAAATTGCTATCCATTCTCCAAAGTCCCTTACGTAGACCAAATGGGCGGTAGCGTGTTGTGTACTGAGAGTTAGAGTAGAACCTCCGAACTCATCAATATTAAACTCAGCAGAGTTGTAGTAGTTTGTTTGACTATAGATTCTAATGTAGCCCGTAATGTTTACAGTGTTGGCAGTGGCTAAATAAACTAGCACCGTCTCTCTATCTTTAGGCGATAAGTTCAGCGCAATGTTAACGTCAGCAGTACACCTGAGTATTTCCGTACCAGTCGTTGTTCTGTCTGCTGTTAATGTTAATGCTTCTGCTGTGGCTAAGTCTGCTCTGGATTGGGGTATGTAGCTCATTAGACTGCCAACCACTCTTTAAATTCTTTGATGTACACAAGATGTATCGTTGTGTTGTCCTGTTCTACTACAAGACTAGCAGCACCGAAATCATCCACATTGTACTCAGCTACGTTGTAGTACGCTAAGTTAACCACACTGATGTACCCCACGATATCAATTTTATCGTCAGTACGACAGTTGACAATAACAGTTTCTCTGTCTTGTGGGTTAGAATTAAGATTAATTACAGCCGAAGAAGTAACCTTTAGAATCTCAGAACCGGAAGTAGTATGATTACTTGTGATTGTCTTAGCCTGAGCATTTCTAAGGTCAGCGTTGCTCGACAGGTTACCCATAGAGATATTGTAGACATTGGGTGCCTGAGCTTCGTTCAGGTCCTTCACGGAACCTGCGTCAATCTCTTCACCGTTGGACAAGGTTAGCACCAGGTGTCCATCAAAGTCCACTGTGGCGTCCTGAACGCTAACACCGTCCTTTCCGTCTACACCGTCAGTACCGTCTTTGCCGTCCTTGCCGTTAACACCTGCTGGACCAGTGTCGCCTTTGTCCCCTTTGGGACCTTTGGCACCTGTTGGTCCAGCTTCTCCGGTGTCTCCTTTGTCTCCTTTTTCTCCACGGACAGCCTCTACTGCCTGTATCTTTGACAGGAGCTTGTCGTACATTGCACTCAGGAGGAGATTTACGTTCATTCTTGAGTCAAACGCTGCATTAACATTTGTTCAGCCTGACGAGTCTCAGTGTCTCTGGACTGCTGCCGCTGATTATTCTGTTCTTTAGCTTTAACTTCACGCTCCTTCAAAAGTGTTTCCGCTACTTTCATCCTACGCTCAAACTCTCTGTCGTCTTGAGAACCTTCTCGTAGATTACGCGTGATTGCATTAATCTTCTCAATCTCAAGCTCTTGTGGCACCGCCTGAGCCTCAATGGACAGCTTAGCTGCTCTGGCGCTTGACTCTTGAGCCTGTGCTGCCAAAGCTGCTGTCTGGGACTGCTGGAACTCAAGCTGTGCCTGCTGTGCTGCCATAGCCATCTGCTGAGCTTCTGGGTTAGGCTGCATGGCTTGCTGCATCGCTGCCAAGAGTTCTTCACGGTTAGACAAGTTCATGTTGTCAATGATGGACTGAATCAGAGTGTTGTACAGAGGTGAGTCCTTCTGCATAGTCTGAAGTAGTTGTACCAACTGAGTAACCTCGTACTCCCTAGCGATGATACCCAGAGTACTACTTGCGTTGAACTTGTAGTCAGCAACGGGGTAGTTCTCAGGGTCAAACTGCATGTAGCGGTAGGCTGCTTTTTTGACAAAAGGAATCAGGAAGGACTGCTGGAAGTTAATAAGTGTACGCTTATGGCGCTTAATAATAGCACCAAGAGACATACTAATGCCAGCTGCTGTCGCTTCCCCATTGACCTGACCCGCAATTCCAGCAGAGTCAACTGCACCAGTAGCTTGCTGAACCATCTGCTGAAGCGCACTAGCCTGAGCAAAGGTAATCTGGTTAACTTGTCCAAAATTAAACGGCTGTAGTACTTCACGAGGGTCTCCGCTAGTTAGAATCATTTTACCTGGGCGTACTTCTGGTTTAGCACCACGAGGTAGCCTAGTAGCGTCCACAGCGAGCATTGGGTGTATCGTAAGACTCAGAGCGTCAATCCTAGCTCGCAACTCAGTGTCCAGAGCTTTCTGTGAGTTGTAACCTTTTTCACATACGCCACGTCCCCAGAATCTGCTGGGTACTACGTCCCAAGGAAAAGCTACTACTGGTCGGTCCTGCATCATGTACGGGTTAGCTTCCGCTTTCAACAGAATACCACCATTAGCAATGACAATCACTGCTTCTACGTACTTTGACTTAGGCTTAGCATTAAGTTCAACAACTACTTCGTCTTCTTCCTCATTGGCCGCTTCAAGTAGTTCTCGTGGCACTAAGCCATAGTACTTAGTTAGACGTACCTTGTCGTCAGTGTAGATCGTGATGTCCTTGTCAGGCTCTAAGTCAGTGTCCGGAGCAGCAGGACCTACGTAAATGTCCTTGTACACCCCCTGTTCCTGCAGTAGTTCTACATGGTGTCGGCTTACGAACTCATCAATAGCAACACCCATGGCGTCATCAACACTGGTCGCTACTGGATCAATTAGGAAGTTCTGTGGCATCACGGGCTTAAGTTTAACCTTGACACGCTCCATGATGTTTACACCAACAGCCTGCAAGTCCCCACCCATGATGGGCTGAGTAGCTGGTGCCATTTCTTTCATTTCTTCAATGACAATCTCACCAATGCCCGTACCATAGACAGCAGCATTGATTAGACACTCTGCTACTGCCTTACGAATCTTACAGTCCTCAAAGTCCTCCGTGAGTTTATTACGTAGGAACAACACGTCCTGGCGCTGTGTGTCACCCAAGTTGTCACTTACGTCGAACCACTTGCCACGACCAAAGGTTGCTTCTTCTAGCTCAGCAACATTGGACTCAACAGCCTGTTGTAACGCAGGTGAGATGATTCTGCTGCGTTCTGACTTACGGTCACTGTCTGCTGGGTCCCAAATACCACGCCAGAGTCTGTAGTACTCGTCGAACTTCTGTTCGTAGTTTGACTCATAGTAGTCACGCCAGTCTTCGCACTTGGTCATCACCCATTCTTCAATGGACTCTTGGACCATTAGAGGGTCTTGTTCGTATAGTTCACTCATATTATCCTACCTTAAACTTGTTGGACTTACTTTGATTCTTTTTAGCAGGAAGTACTTGTAAGTTGTGTTCTGTGTGTAAACCACATACCTGATCGTGCAGTAATGGAACAATGTGATCTACTTGGAAGTTAGGCTTTATCCCTGCTGCTTCAAAGAGTGCATTAGTTTCAGCAACGTTAATGTATAAATCATTTATGTACTGCTGATCTGCCCATGTAGGCTGTGCGTTTTTTATTGTCCTTCTTCTTTTAGATGCCCTTGCTGCTGCTTTTGCTTTATATTGTAACGGGTCTTTTGCTTTAGTTCTTTTATATTCTTTAGACCTAGACTCAGGATTAGCTAATCGCCACTCAGCTACGTTTTTCAAAACACAAGAACGACACTTATTTAGTCTACCATCTTTCATTTTTCTATGTTTATGAAACTCAGCGAAGTCTTTTGTTTCGTTACATTTAATGCACTTTTTCATCAGTAACCACTCACAATATCTAAGATTTCATGGTCATCTATTTCAAATTCGTAGTTGTACGCTACATTTGCTAATTGGTCTATGTACGCCAGAGCGTCCACTAAGTCGTCATGCGTCAAAGGGTCAGGAAACTGGAACAACTGGTCTAGAAACCTAGCGTTCCACTCGCCTTTGTTCAGTGTTACGAAGCCATTCTCAAAGCGCCCCTGTAACGCCCACATAACCCTGTCAGTCTTCTTTTTGTTACCGTGGGTCAATTCCTCGACTCTGAAGAAAGTCCCGTAGCGTTTCTGTAGATCCGTCAGAGGGGACATTACGGCTTGCTTTGCAATCCCCCTTTCGATACCAACACTAACTGGCTCATAGTCCCTGACAACTTGGAATATCTTTGCTGCTGTTTCGTCAAGGCTCCAACGCCCATATACAATATTATCAACGTACCAGCCATCAGGACTAACTTTGACAACAGCAATCGCAGTCTCGTCAAGCTTCGTATTCTTAGTTCTCTTCTTGTTGACTTCTTCAAAGCCTGCCAAGTCAACCGCAACGTAATAGTCTCCTATCTCCGGTTCTTCTTCAGAAACCTTTATCCAATCCTCTTTAAACATTTCTGACCCACGAGCTTCAAACGACGCCATAAACTCCTGACGAAACGCATAGCTTGACATAGACTTCTTTGCAATGTCGATTTCATCAGCGTCAAGCAGAGGGTTGTCATAGGAAGTAAAGTGCCAAGCTTTGTAAGTCTCGTCGTCACCCAGTTCAGCATATTTGTACAACTCGTAGAAATGATTACGACCCATGGGTGTGCCGATGAACATTGCACAACCCTTCTGGTCAGCCAAAGCAGGTCTCAAGATCTGCTCAAATACGTCAGGCTTCATGTCGGCGTACTCGTCCAACACGAGGAACTTCAGTGACACACCGCGCATCGTCTCTGGTCTGTCGGCACCCTTGAGGCTAATCGTGGCCCCATTGACTAACTTAATCTGCAGGTTGTTAATGTGACTACCTGAGATTACTGGGTGCCCAAGCTCCAACAGAGTCTGCCACATGATGTCTCGTGCTTGCCCTTGTGTGGGCGCTACGTAGAACACATGGCCTCTGTCGGCTTGCAGAGCGTTCACAATCAGCATCCATGCAGCAAGCCTTGACTTACCTGTACGTCTGCCTGCTGCTACAATCTTGAATCTG